TTATGGATAACGGGGCACTCCGCGACCAGCTTGAGAACAAGCGGTCTGAATTAGTAAATGAGCGCGTCAAGTCGTGGGATGCCCCGTGGAAGGTGTTGCGTGACAACATTGACCCAGACACCGGGCGCTTCCCTGATGAGACGGTGAACGATGGTGGGCGCCGTGATCAGCGCATCATCAACAACACCGCAACTATTTCCGCTGGTGTGCTTGCTGCTGGGATGCAGTCCGGCATGACCAGTCCGGCCCGCCCGTGGTTTGAGCTGGCCGCACCTGATCCGCAACTGAGTGAGTTCGCGCCGGTTAAAAACTGGCTGTGGTATTGCCAGAACGCCATGCGCGAAGTGTTCATTCGATCCAATCTCTATAACGTCCTGCCTTCCTGCTACGGGGAGCAGGGCGTTTTCGGTACCGCTGTCGTTGCTGCCATACCGGATGAGAAGACAATCGTTCGGTTCTACAACTTCACCATCGGCAGTTATTACCTGGCCACGTCCAACCGGGCGCTGGTCGATACCATTTACCGCGACTTCAGCATGACCCCGCGCCAGATGGCCCAGCAGTTCGGCAAGGACAAGCTGTCAGCCACCGTCAAGGCAATGCTGGATAGAAACAGTGAGCAGTGGGTGCAGATCTGCCATGCAATCGAGCCTAACGACCATCGTGAGCCTGGGCGCATGGACAACAAGAACATGCCCTACCGCTCTGTGTACTGGGAGAAGTCCAGCCCGCGCAATGAAATCCTCAAGTCCACCGGCTTCAAGAAGTTCCCTATCATGGCGCCGCGCTGGAAGGTCACGGGCGAGAACGTCTATGGCAAGGGGCCTGGCTCGTTCTGCATTGGTGAGGTGCTGGCGCTTCAGATCATGGAGCGGGACAAGCTGGAGCTGCTGAAGAAGGGCGTCAAGCCGCCAATGGGCGCGCCTGCATCGATGCGAAACTCTCGCGTGTCCATCGTGCCAGGCGACGTGACGTGGATTCCTGATTCTCAGCTCGGCGCTAAGTTCGCCCCGCTGTACACCATTGACCCAAACTGGCTTGGCCAGCTCCGTGGCGAGATACAAGGCGGTGAGCAGCGCATCAAGACGACCTTTTACGAAGACCTGTTCTTGATGATCAGCAACATGGACTCCGTGCGCACGGCAACAGAGATTGTCACGCGCAAAGAAGAGAAGATGCTGATGCTTGGCCCAGTGCTCGAGCGCCAGAACGATGAGCTGCTTGACCCGCTGATCGACATTACTTTTCAGATGATGCTCGATCAGTCCATGCCGCGCTGGCAAGGCCTGTTGCCCGGCAAGCCTGTACTGCCGCCACCACCGAAAGAACTGCAAGGCATGGATCTGTCGGTTGAATACATCAGCATTCTGGCTCAGGCCCAGAAAGCCTTGGGCGTAACGGCCATCGAGCGGGCGCTTGCGTTCACCGGCAACCTGGCCCAATCGTTCCCGCAGGCCGCTGACAAGCTGAACGTAGACCAGACCATTGATGAGTACTTCGACGCCATCGGTGTTCCGCCAACGATGATCAACTCAGATGAACAGGTCGCAGCCATCCGTCAGGCGCGTGCAGACGCACAAGCCCAGGCCGCACAGCAGCAGCAGATCCAACAAGTTGTAGAAGGCGCTAAACTGCTGTCTGAGACGGACACAGGCGGCAATAACGCCCTGACAACCCTTCAGAGCCAGATGCAATGAACGATGACGGACTGATGACGCCGGAAGAGATTATTGAGCGCAAGGAGGCGCAGAAGCAGGCACAGCAGCTATCTGAGGACTTTCGCGGCATAATGAAGACCAAAGGCGGGCGCAGATTCGTCTGGTTCATGCTTCAAGAGTCAGGGGCGTTCAAAGCTATGTCTATCGAATCGCACGCCCAAATGGCATATCTTGAGGGGCGCCGGAACTGGGGGTTGATGCTTCTAAGCAAAATCCAGTCCGATTGCCCTGAGCGATATCAGCCAATGCTTGCCGAAAACACAATGCCGACCGAAGAGGAACAACGACCATGAATTTCTTCACCCCGATGAGCGCTGCGCGTTACCCGCTGATGGCTGAGGCTGAAGCGCCAGCGGCTACTGGTGGCGCTCCGGATGCAGCACCGCCAGCAGCCACGGGCGACAATCTGCTGACTCAGTTGAACGCTGACCCAGTGGACAAGCCAGCAGACGCGGCACCAGCGGATACCGAAACACCTGAAGCCAAGGCTATCCGCGAAACTGCTGAAGCCAAGGCCAATGAAGTGCCGGAAACCTACGCTGACTTCACTATGCCCGAAGGCGTTGAAGTCGATGCAGCAATGCTCACTGAGTTTTCATCTGTCGCCAAAGAGCTGGGCCTGACCCAGGCGCAGGCGCAGAAGCTGGTCGATCTGCAGGCCAAGAGCGCTACCGGCGAAGCTGCTAACCGTACCGCCCAACTGGAACAGGCACTGGCCAAGCAAAGCGAAACATGGGTCAGCGAAATCAAGAATGACCCTGAGCTGGGCGGCGCAAAGTTCGACCAAACAATCTCAACCGCCGTTAAGGCGGTTTCCACATTCTTCGGGGATGACTTTCGTCAGCTTCTGAATGAATCGGGCCTGGGCAACAATCCAGCGCTCGTTCGCGGCCTGCATAAAATCGGCATGGCCATCAGCGAAGATAAAATGGTGATCCCCGGATCTGATTCTTCAATCACCGACGACAAGAGCACCGCCGAAGTAATGTTCGGCGACGTTAACTTCAAAAACCTCTGAGGGTTTAAATCATGGCAGTTCTCGCAACCACAAACCTGACGCTTGCCGACCTGGCCAAACGTCAGGACGCAGACAAGAAGGTCAGCAAGATCGTTGAGATTTTGAGCGCGACCAACGAAATCCTTGATGACATGGTGTGGGTCGAGGCCAACGATGGCACCGGCCACAAGACCACCATCCGTTCGGGCCTGCCTACCGGCACCTGGCGCTTGCTGAACTATGGTGTTCAGCCTGAGAAGTCCACCACCGTGCAAGTGCGTGACGGTACCGGCATGCTGGAAACCTACAGCGAAGTTGACCGTGCGCTGGTTCAGCTCTCGACTGATCCGGCGGCGTTCCTGCTGTCTGAATCCAAGGCGTTCTTGGAAGGCATGAACCAAACCCAAGCCACCACCATCTTCTATGGTGACAGCTCGGTGTTCCCTGAGCGCTTCACCGGCTTGGCTCCACGCTTCAACAGCAAGACGTCTGAAAACGCCCAGAACATCATTGATGCCGGCGGCACTGGCAGCAATAACACTTCGGTCTGGATCGTGTGCTGGGATGAATCCACCGTGCACGGCATCTATCCAAAGGGTATGACTGCCGGTCTGAAGCAGGGCGCAACCAAGGAAGAAACCCTGTTCGACGTGAACGGCGGCCGTTACGAAGGTTTCCGCACTCACTTCTCATGGAACTGCGGCCTGACCGTGCGTGACTGGCGTTATGTGGTTCGTATCGCCAACATCGATGTGACCACCCTAACCAAGAACGCAGTAACCGGCGGCGACCTGATCGATTTGATGGTTCAGGCCATCGAGCTGCTGCCTAACGTGCGCATGGGTCGCATCGTGTTCTATGTCAACCGCACCATCCGCTCGTTCCTGCGCCGCCAGATCGCCAACAAGTCCAACGTCTGGCTGAACATGGAAGAAGTAGCGGGCCGCAAGGTTCTGACCTTCGACGGCATCCCGGTTAAGCGCGTAGACGCCATCCTCAACACTGAAGCACGCGTGGTCTAACGACCGCGCAACACCTTCCAATCTTCAGGAGTCACCAGCATGACCATTCTCGACAAGTTTCTTCAGTACTCCGACAAGCAGTTGATCACCGCGACTGCTGTCAGCACCAACGTGGTGGACGCGGGCGCCACCAAGAACCCGGCCATTGGTCGCGATCTTGGCGCAGGCACTCCGCTGTATCTGTTCATCAACGTGGGCGCAACCTTCACCGCTGCCGGTGCCGCAACGCTTCAGGCGACACTGCAAGACTCGGCGGATAACTCCACCTTTGCGGATGTCGCCAGCCTTGGCCCGTTCAGCCTGGCTCAGCTCACTGCGGGCAAGGGTTTTTGGGTTGGCCTGCCAATCCCAACCCGCCGCTATACCCGCATCAACTACACCGTGGCCACCGGGCCAATGACTGCCGGCAACGTCTCGGCTCACATTGTTGATGGTGCTAACTACATCTTCAGCTACCCAGACAACTTGTAAGGGGTCGTTATGAGCAGCGTTAAAAAACTGTTAGTTATTGCAATGGCTGCTGGCTTCTACGGCCACCTGCGTGACCCGGGCGACAAGTTTGAAATCCCGGGTGACGAAGAGCCAGGAAAGTGGATGCGCGTGTTGGATGATGACGGCCAGATCGTGAAGCCTGCCAAGGCCGGCAAGGATACCAAGCCCGAAGTTCTTCCGACTGCTGCCGCCGCGGTCAATACCGCGCCATTCACCCCGCCTGAAGCCGTGTACACGGTAGTTCACGTTCCGGTGGGCAACTTCGCCGTGGTAGATGCAAGCGGCGAGAAAGTTGGCGAAGTGTTCCCGGCTGTGAAAGGTGCAGCCGGACAAGCCAAGATCGCGGCACAGCAGGAAGCTGACCGCCTCAACGCTGAACTTGCCTCGGGGAAAGCTGGTAATGCAGAAGAAGACAACGGCGCCAGTGATCTGCCAGACGCCTGATAGCACGGAAAGCGTTTAATCTAAAGGGAGCCTTAGTGGCTCCTTTTTTTATTGGAGAAACCCAATGACTTCGCAGGTTGAGATTTACAACATGGCTCTGTCTAACATCGGTATATCCGAGACGGTTCAGAGCCTCGAGGAACGAAGCAAGGCGCGGGTGACGTGCTCAAGGTTCTGGGAAATCGCCCGTGACACAGTTCTGGCCCAGTTCCCATGGTCGTTTGCCACCACTTACCAGACGCTGGCCTTGATCGGCACCCCGCCTCGAGGATGGTTGTACCAGTATCAATACCCAAGCGACTGCCTGAAGGCCATGTACATCACGGCCGCCGGCAGTACACGCCAGCCGATGAGCATGGAACACCAGCCGAACTTCAAGACGGCATTCGGGGAAGGTGGCCAGATCATCCTGAGCAACACGGCTGCGGCCGAACTGGCTTACATCGTGCGAATCACTGACGAGGGCACATTCCCGCCGCTGTTTGTCGAGGCGCTGGCGTGGAAGCTGGCTGCGCTTATCGCCATGCCGATGGCAGCGCAGCGCACGATTGCCGAGTCTGCCGGGGCCGCATACGCGCAAGCCTGGCAAGTCGCTGGCGCTGCCGACCTGAACGAAAGCACTGAAGACATACTGGCCATTAACTGCGACTACATCAGCGGAAGGGGTTGAGCATGGGCGTTTCAATTATCCAGCCGAGCTTCGGCGGCGGTGAAATATCTCCAGCGCTAGCGGCCCGGGTGGACATTGCCCGGTACGGCATCAGCCTGAAGACCTGCAAAAACTTTGTCGTCATGAAAGAAGGCGGCGTGCGCAACCGCCCCGGCACCATCTATGTCGATTCAACGTTTGGGGATCAGCAGGCGCGGCTCATCCGGTTCAAGTTCAATATCACTGACGCTTGCGTGCTGGTGTTCACCAACGGGCGAATCCGGGTTGTCCGTGACGGCCAATATGTACTGAATGGTGCCGGCACTGCGCCGTTTGAGCTGGCAACCCCGTACACGCTCGATGATCTGGGCGAGCTCAGCTATACGCAATCGGCTGACATCATGACGATCGTGCACACGAAATACCGACCAAGAGAGCTGAAGCGCTTCGCCAACAACAGTTGGACGCTTACCGAGGCAACCTACCTGCCTTCGATTGCTGCGCCAGCCACTGTGACCGCCACGGCCAGTACTGGCACTGGGGCACAGCAGATCTGGAAGTATCAGGTAACGGCCATTTACGATGACGCAAATACTCTTGAAGAGTCGCTGCCGAACACATCGAACGCGATCACGGTATGGAACAGCGACATCGTGGGTCAAGTCACATGGGTGGCTGTGCCAGGCGCGACGTATTACAACATCTACAAAGACAACACAGGCTCAGGCGTGTACGGCTTCGCTGGGCGCTCTGTGGGCACTTCATTCACTGATCGCAACATTGCCGCAACCAAGACTGACACGCCTCCCACAGGCCTGGATCCGTTCGTTGGGGCTGGCAACTATCCTGGCGCAGTCGGTTACTACCAGCAGCGCAAGGTTTACGGCGGCACGCTTAACCGCCCGCAAACGAGTTACTTCAGCCGAACAGGCGTGTTTAACAACTTCGGGTTTTCCACTCCAAGCAAAGACGATGACGCGATTACTTGGACGATGGCCAGCACCGAAGTTAACCGGATCATGAACTATCTGCCTCTGCGCCAGCTCCTGACCCTCACGTCTGGGGCTGAGTGGGTTTTGCAGGGCGGAACTACAGGCCTGACCGGGAAGACCATCAGCGGCAACCCGCAGAGCTATAACGGGTCTGGCTTTGTTCCTCCGCTGGTTCTCAATGACACTGCGCTGTACTTGCAAGCTCGAGGCCAGGCGGTGTCCTCCCTGAACTACTCGCTTGAGGCTGACGGCTTGGCCAGTGACGATCTGACGCTATGGTCAAGCCATCTCTTTCGCGACTACGGGATCACTGAATGGGCCTATCAGAAGCTGCCTGATTCGATTGTGTGGGCCGTCCGCTCTGATGGCGCGTTGCTCGGCCTTACATATCTTCGCCGGCAAGATGTGATTGCGTGGCACCGTCACGAAACAGACGGCTTTGTCGAGTCGGTAACGTGCGTGCCAGAGGGTGACGA